TTGAAGAAGGTAGACATTGCTTACAAATTTGATCAATCTTTGATCAAAAAGTCGGTTGTGGATTATGTTGTGGGAGTGCGCAAAGCACTACCCAAAATGGAAATCCTCAACTTACGACCATTGAGCACAGATGAAGCTTTTAGTGGAATTGATGGAGTGCATGGAGTAAATTCTATGGAGTTTTCAACATCCGCTGGGTTTCCATATAAGGGAACTAAACGAAATTATATTACTGAAAGCGAACGTGAAGTAGAAGGTATCACCTGTGTATACGAGGTTAGACCTATTATTTCCAAAGAAATTGCTCACATGGAAGAAAAGTTGGCTCAAGGTAAAAGACTAAATACTGTTTTTAGAGCTGCGCTTAAAGATGAACCAACTAAGTTAACTAAGGATAAAGTAAGAGTGTTTGGAGCGTGTAATATGCCTTTCACTTTTTTGGTGCGCAAATATTTCCTTATGTTTTCTGCTTTGATGCAGAAGCATAGGGAAGTGTTTGAGTGTGCTGTTGGCATTAATGTCGAATCTCCTGAGTGGACTAAATTGGTTAATCACATTGTCAAATTTGGCAAAGATCGCATTATTGCAGGTGATTATGCCTCGTTTGATTCATGTATGAGTTCTCGTTTTATGCTTGCTGCGTTTAATGTTATCATTTCAATTTGTTCTGACTCTGATCATTACACAGAAAGAGATGTCACTATTATGCGCGGATTGGCTACTGAAATTTGTTCTCCTACATACGACCATTTTGGAACTTTAATCCAATTCTTTGGATCAAATCCATCTGGTCATCCTTTAACTGTTGTTATCAATAGCATTGTGAATTCTTTATATATGAGATATGTTTACTTTGCAATTGCACAACGCAAGCTGTGGTGGTCTCCACCTCCGTACAACACAGTGGTTTCATTGATGACGTATGGTGATGATAATGCTATGTCTGTAGCTAAAGGCTACGGCTGGTATAATCACACAGCTATCGCTGAAGAATTTGCTAAATGTGGGATTAAATACACTATGGCAGATAAAGAAGCAAAATCCAAGCCATATGTAGGTATGGCTGAATTATCTTTCCTCAAACATATTCCTGTATGGGACAAAGAATTGAAATTATATCGAGCTGTTATTGAGGAAGATAGCATCGCAAAAATGCTGCATTCTCATGTGAAATCCAATTTCATGTCAGAAGAAATGCATAGTGCTGAAGCTATCCGTAACGTAGCCTCAAAATACTTTCAATTTGGGGAAAAGATATATGAAAAGAGAGTATCTCAATTGTATGAAGTCGCTCGCGTGAACGGTATTACTGGTTTCGTAGGTGACCTCAAGAGTTACTCTAGGCGTGTGGACGAATTTTGTGCGAAGTATTCGCATGAAATTTGATCGAGCTTAATGCTCTTCACTCTTACAATCTTCATGATCGAGATTGTAAGATTTGTTCGATGATCATTGTCCGTTGGATACATGGACATTAAGTTGAAGAACCTTTCATGGGTAGGGACTCGCTTGTCACTCAGTCCGTCATGGAGTGGAAAAGTGTAGAAAACCATGAGATAGTGAGCAATTCTTTTTAGGATTGAGTGTTCGCTACACTAAATAGTTGATGGCTCTGGAGCAATTCAATAATGTTAGAATTGACTCTATAATTAAAACAGCATTACAAATCAATATTTAGATATACAGGCGTTGATTGATCGCCTTAATAAAATCAGTCAATATGAGCAAGAAAATGCTCATTTGCACGATACCGTGCATGAATTGCGGAATCAATTGACCCGCAAATACAATCACGTCCGAAAATTGAAGAAGCAGGTTGCAGATTTGACCGATGAAGTGGAACATCTGAATGCGATGCAACCCGCTGACGCGGAAATTTCGGAAGTTAAATTGCTTCAGTCATACGGTTTGGTTACAGACAATGAGCCTGTGGCCAAGAGTTGTCCTGAGGCACTGATGCAATTTGTATCGCAATCTGGCGAATTGCCCTCCGCTCGTAAGAGAGACTTATCAAGTCAAGCTTATAGTGAGGGAAAGAAGCGCAAATCATACAGTGACGAAGTCAATAATTTAGTTTATGGTAAATTGCCACGAGAACTAGATCAAAGACGATTACAAAATGATTGGAGATTTCAATTGCGCCAGAAAACTGAAACGTTTATGTTCACGCCTATTTGTTATGAATCGCAATCGGGTGAGACAGAGGATGGTGCGAATATTACAGAATCTCAACCTGTGGCTCGCGAACAGATTTTGGAATTTAATGCTGAGAATGCCGGTTACACTTATACTCGCAATGCTATGTATGAGGGAACAATGGATCACGGCTACAATGTGGATGCAAATCTTGGTGATTCGCTTGCGCGTCCCGTTAAGATTTATGAAACATCTTGGGATGTTGGGCAATCTTTGCTCGATGCTCTTGATCCTTGGGAATTGTTACATAAAAATGAATACTTTTATGACAAAACTAAGAATTATGAATTGTTGCGCCACAAGTTGCATATGCGTGTTGTTATCAGTGGTACTCCTTTTCATTATGGCAGAGCTCTCGTTAGTTATAATCCAATCCAAAAATTGGACAATGATTTAGAACTGACACGAGCACCTGTCGCACAAGATGTTATTCGCTGTTCGCAACGTCCACATATTTGGATTGATCCTTCTGCCAATCAGGGTGGTGATATTGAAGTGCCTTTCTTTTGGACCGAGAATTTTATCTCCATTACTGATGATCTTTCATTTGCTTTGGGCACTGTTACTTTGCAGAGTACTCAAGCATTGAGGCATGCGAACGGAGGTGATGACCCGGTTTCTATATCCATCTTTGCTTGGGCTTCTGACATTAAGTTGGCTGTTCCGACTTCCCATGTAGCTGATCCTCCAACTGCCAAAAAGAGATTGGTTTACCAATCTCAAAGTGGTCTTTTGACTAAGGCAAGCAAGGATGAATATGGCATGGGAATCATTTCCAAACCTGCTTCTGCAGTTGCAAGAGCTGCAGGAGCTCTTAGCACTATTCCAGTTATTTCACCATATGCGCGTGCTACAGAAATAGCAGCCTCAGCTGTTGGGAAAATAGCTATGATGTTTGGCTTTTCACGTCCTCCTGTTGTATCTGAAATAACATTGGTAAAACCCTTACCTCAAGGTAATCTTGCCAATGTGGACGCATCGGATGCAATTCAGAAGTTATCTTTGGACAGCAAAGCTGAATTGACGATTGATCCCACAACGGTGGGATTGGCACCTCAAGATGAAATGTCGATCCTTGGTTTCGTTAAGCGTGAATCATTTCTTACTACGTTTGATATGCAAGCTAATGAATCTCCGGGCACTAATCTGTTTGAGTGTAGAGTGACGCCGTCATTATTTGATAGAGCACAACAGACTCATACTGAATACCATGCAACTCCTATGGCATATATGGCGCAGTGTTTCAATTATTGGCACGGGTCAATTACGTACAAATTTCAGATAGTTAAATCGAAATTTCATAAAGGTAAAATTGTGGTGGAATACGATCCGAGTTATTTTGCTACACAAGAAGCGTCTTTTAACACGAATTATACTCGTGTTATAGATATTGCCGATCATGATGATTTTGAAATAACGATTGGGTGGTGTCAAGCTCAACCTTTTAAACAATGTTCTAATTACCTATCCAGTGATTTGCCTTTTAGGACAACAGGTGGTTTTGCACCTGAATATGAGTTCACTAATGGCATGATTCGTATTCAAGTTTTAAACCAATTGGTAGCTCCAGCCGCAGACTCTAATATCTCATTTAACGTGTTTGTGCGAATGGAGGATGACGCCAAATTTGGCATGCCGACCACTGATGGGTTCCAGAACCTATCGGTGTTCACTCCTCTTACCGAAGCTCCAAAAGTTTTTCAATCACAGTCAGGTGAGAATTTAGCAACATCAGCTCCTACAAAACCAGTTGGAGCTGACGCTGTGGGTGCAATTAACGTTAGTGGTTCGGCATCGGATCATTATATGGAAGTGTTCTTTGGTGAAAGCCCAACGTCTATTAGAGAGTTGATTAAGAGATATAGTTTGCATCGTGTTCATAGTACCGGAGCTCCTGACCCCAATTTGAGAACCGATATTGCTGTGACTGCCACAACTAGACCTTATTATAGAGGTTATGATGTTTCTGGCATTGATGCTACACCTGCAGGGGACAAATACAATTACGTTCTTCCAAGCTTTTGGACTCACTTTGCTCCGGCTTATGCTGGATTTCGTGGAGCGTTCCGAAAGAAATTTGTATTTGCAGGCACTCAAAATGTGCCATATCAACCTTTTGTCGCGAATGCGACAACTAATGATGAAGCGTATAGGTTCAGACGAGATTTGAGACAAGTACAACCTAGCGATAGAGCATCTATTGAGAACACGATGGCTCTTAAGCATTCCACTGTTGCCGGTACAGCAACAACCGTTTTAGGCGTTAATGGTGCGATTGAGACAGAATTTCCGTACTATGAAAACGCCCGATTTACGCCTGCTAGACAAGTGAGTTCAAGTGATTCTCGAAGGCGTAAATTCGTCTTGCACATGGGGTTGAATCCAGCGGATATCACAGATCAACGTGATCCTGTTGCAGCAAGCGAATACACCGCTGCTGGAGAAGATATGTCATTTTTCTTCTTCAGCGGCATCCCTGTCACATACAACGTCCCTGATCCTGACGCGACCTAGTCAGCAGGGATGGTTTTTGGTCTCAGCCAGTGACAACATAATTAAATGAGACGAAGGCGGGTCCTTTCATGCGTGAAAGGAGAAATCCTATGAGTGTACCATAGGTTCGGTTTTAGACAATCGAG